AGGTCCCTTCCTAGATGTTTGGTGAGAAGCTGTCTAGGTTCAGCTCCCTAGCTATAACCCGCTTGGGTTGGTCGCTAGTTAAGTCTTGTTTGTATCGTGATTGAACCCCTTAGTTACTGTTTCAATAACACCTATAGTAATGCCTTAAATAAGAATGTCAACAATGTATACAAAAAAAGTTATATTTTTTTTCAGGGGGTCAAATCGGGAAAAAAAGGAAAAAGACAACCAAGGCTATTGAATCAATAGAGGATATCGCATACCTTTAACTAATCATGGAAATAGAGAAACTAGATATGAGACTAACCAGCTTAGAGGAGTCAGTAAGACACATTAAAGAAATGGTCGGCATCCTCCCAAGGCTAGAAGAAAGAATGATTTCTCAGAAGAACGATCTACAGGATCATGAGCTTAGACTAAGGAACCTAGAGAAGGTTCAAAACAAAAACAATGTCTATGTATCATGGAGCGAAAGATTCGTGCTCGTAGGGATCACTCTCATTGCTTCAGGCGGCTGGAAATATTTCATGGGAGGCTAGTTATCATCTTCTCAAAATCACACACTGTAGAGGCTGTATTAAACAGGTTCGCATATCACCCAAGTGGAACCCTTGGAATACTCACAATAAAAGATCAAGAATTTTGGACGGCGGAAAGACCGTGGATGAATAATCAGAAATCAATCTCATGTATCCCAACCGGTGAATATATTTGTAAGAGATATAGCTCACAAAGATTCGGTGAGACATATGAGATAACCGATGTACCAAACAGGACTTATATATTATTTCATGCCGGAAACTTTCCTATTAAAGATAGTGAAGGCTGCGTGTTAGTCGGGGAAGAAAAAATGGGGGACACAATCGCAGTATCAAATTCCAAGAAGGCAATGAAAAGATTCAGAGATACATTAAAGGATATAGATGAGTTCACAATCCTCATCCAAGATCAGTTTCCTAGAGACTGGTCATAAGAAGTGCAAGACATGCAAGAAGGTGAAACCCCTAAGTACTTTCTACACTGGAATAAACGGTAACGGTAATCAATATACAGAGAAGGCATGTCGAGCCTGCTCAAACGGGGAAAGAAATAAAAGAAAGGGCAAGACCCCTGAGACATACATAAGACACATATACAGCCAACTAAAGTACAAAAGAAAGAACACCCATGACTATAAGATAACTGTAGAGGATCTACTGGCTCTATATAAGAAGCAGAAAGGAAGATGTGCTTTAAGTGGAACAGCCATGACTCACATTAAAGGAGAGGGCTATACAGGAACCAACATCTCTATAGATAGGATAGATCCGGATGAGCAATATGTGCCCAAGAATATCCAGCTGATCTGCTACGCTATCAACATGATGAAGTGGACCCAAAAACAGGAAGATCTGATAGAATGGTGTAGATTGATTACAAAGAATCAAGAGGACTAATTATGACAATAAAAAACAAACCTTTTAAGCAAAGAAAGCTGGAGTTCGTTGAGCATTTTATGGTCACAAAGAACGCAACTGAGGCTGCTAAAAGATGTGGGTATTCGGACAAGTCTGCTTACAATCAAGGCTATCGATTGATGAAGGACGATGATGTACAAAAAATGCTCGCATTTGAGTTAGAGAAGTCGAGAGAACGCAACCTGAAAGACGCTGACGAGATCATAGAGCGATTAAAAGAAGAAGCCCTTGGGGATATCCATGGTGCAACAGCAGGATCCCGTGTGAAGGCTCTAGAGCTGCTTATGCGGCACTTCAATATGCTGGACGCTAACCAAAAGATCGAGCTATCAATGAAGGATTCTTGGTTTGATAATCTCGATTTATCAAGCTCCGATTCTGACGACAAAAAGAATCACCTTAATTAGGCGATGCTTCCTTTAAATGGTCATGTAGATAGTGCCCACTATCACGCAAACCCGCATGGACACTGCATGGGGGAGGTGGGGTCCACGGTACCTCATATACATATACCCATACACCAATCCCTCTATCTTCCCTTCCTACCAATATCAGGGGGGGACCATTCCTAGGGGGGGTGGTTTCTTGAAATATGGAAATTGAAAAAAATAAATTTGAAAAAATTATAAAAACCTTCAAATCGGATCTCTCCATTTACGCCAAGAACTGCCTCAACATTATTGACAAGAACGGTAAGTCGGTGCCGCTTGTAATGAACGCAGCACAGCTTGAGTTGGATCGCATGATAAACGAGCAATGGGCTCATCATAATAGGGTGAGAATGCTCATCTTAAAGTCCCGGCAGACGGGTATATCAACCTACTGTCAGGCACGGGGTTTTTGGCATACAGTTTCTAAGCAAAATCAGAACGCTGTTGTGGTATCTCACTTGAACGAATCGACCAAAGCTATTTTCGGAATGGTGAGATACTTTTACGACAATCTGCCACACCCCTTAGTCAAACCCGACTTAAAAGAATCCACCACGAGCTCGCTTCAGTTTACCCACGGTTCCCGGTGGCGTATCGCCACAGCCCGAACTGGTGAGGTCGGTAGGGGCTGGACTACTAATTATTTGCATGGATCTGAGGTGGCTTTCTATCCGAACTCGGATATTATTCCCGGCTTGCTTCAGACAGTCCCGGAAGATAACTCAGAGATACTTTTAGAATCGACAGCCAATGGTGCGGGTGGCTGGTTCTATGATGCCTGCATGCGGGCACTCAGGGGTGAGGGCGAATGGCAGGTCTGTTTTATTCCTTGGAGCATGATGCCCGAATACCGCCGCAGGGTTGATAAGTACTTTGAAAGGACAGACGAGGAAGAGGTACTTGCAAATATGTTCCATCTTGACGATGAGCAATTAAACTTCAGAAGATCGAAGATCCAAGATTTGGGGGGAGAGGATCTCTTTAGGCAAGAGTATCCCATTACCCCGCAGGAGGCGTTCCTCACTACGGGTAGAGTATTTGTTGAGCCTAAGTATATTGATGCGGCGTACAACGAATGCTATAGCCCCGTTTGGCGTGGGATCGTTAGGGATGATGATTTCGTTGAGCATAAGAGCGGAGCACTAAAAATTTTCGAGCATCCAAAAGCAGATAATCGATACTGTATTGGTGTGGATGTCGCAGAGGGGCTCGAGCACGGCGACTATTCCTGCGTTCAAGTTCTGGACCACATGGGATATCAGGTGGCGACTTGGCACGGGCATATCGACCCGTTTGACTTTGCCAAAGTTATTGGCAAGCTTGGAATGTATTACAACCGGGCTTGGACCTTGGTTGAAAGAAACAACCACGGTCTTACCACGATAAGAAGACTGCAAGAGATGGGCTATCCTAACCTCTATGTTGAACAATCCGTGGACGATGCCTATGTGGATCGTTTAACAAGGCGGGCAGGTTTTTTAACAACAAGCAAGACAAAACCCTTAATTATTGATAACTTAGTACACTTACTGCGGCAAGGTGAGTCAGGCGTGGCTTGCGTGGACCTCATAGATGAAATGCGTACTTATGTTATTGACGCAAGGGGTATTACAAATGCACAGCAAGGATGTTATGATGATAGGGTCATGGCATACGCTATAGCACTGTTTGGATTAAATTCGATGCCCAGAAAACATAGAATCAATATAACCAACAGAAAGAAAAAAGAGTTTTTTTAAATGAGCGAACTAGAAAGAAAAGAAGTTACCCCAGAAGGGATAGCTATGGCTGAGGAGATGTTAGAGGGCGGTGAGCCGATTCTAACATTAGGTCAAGAACTAAGATCAAAGTTTTATGAATATAGGGACGCAAGGTCCGACATAGAGGACGACTGGGTAGAAGACCTAAGAGCGTTCATGGGTCAGTACGACAACGAGACCCTAGCCAAGATCAGAGAGAAGGGAGATAGATCTCAAGTTTTTGTTGGTCTTACCCGAACCAAGGTGCTCGCCGCCTTCTCAAGAATTACAGATTTATTATTTCAACCGGGACAGAGATTTTATTCTATTGAACCCACCCCGGTTACAAAACAGCCCCTAGTTGAAAAAGAATTAACTGAGAAAGCAGCCCTAGACATCATGAAAGCCGCTCAGGTGATTGATCCAATGATGGTTGATGATTTGATTCAGGCTAGATACAGAGAGCTTGTAAAGGAGCTAGATGAGGAAACTCAGATCCGTGTCGATAAGATGCTTGATGTAATAAATGATCAAACTATCGAAAATAATCTTGAGGGTAGCATGAAAGATGCTATCATGGAGCAAGTGATATTCGGTACAGGTGCAATGAAAGCAGGCACATTACGAATAGAGAGAAATCACAAGTGGATTAATTCCGAAGAGGGATATAATCTAATATACGAAGAAGAACCTATGCCAGAGATGGAGGCGGTTTCTATTTTCGATCTCTACCCAGATCCATATGCAACCAGCATAGGAGACATGAGGTCCTTGTTCAGAAGACATATTATTTCTAGAGTAGCCTTTGTTGATCTTAAGAGCTCACCCGGATTCAGCGGTGATCAGATAGACGAATGCATCTTAATGCACCCAGACGGCAATCATTACGAAGAACAGCACGAGAAAGACAGAAGGGATATAGCCAACATCAATGACTACGAAACTAAGTCAGGTAAGTTTGAGGTCTTAGAATTCTGGGGATCAGTAAACGGTCACGACCTACAGGAGGTTGGTGTAGAGTTTTCTGAGAGCGATGATCTTTCACAGGAATACCAATGTAATATTTGGATGGTCGATGATAAGGTTATTAAAGCCCAGCTTAACCCGCTTCCCGGCGGAGTAATCCCTTACTACATATTCCCCTATGAGAAGAACCCTCATGTATTCTGGGGAACCGGCGTTCCTAAGATGATGCGTGACTCACAGTCAACCATGAATGCTGCTACAAGGATTTACTTAGATAATGTTGCTTTATCTTCAGGACCCATGGTTGAGGTTAATACCGACATCATGGCAAGCGGAGAGGATCCAACCGATCTTTACCCATGGAGGGTTTTCTTAAGAGAGGGGGGAGATGGGAACCAGCCCATGGTTCGTTTCTATCAGCCGCAATCTAATTCACCGGCTCTGGTTTCTGTTATTGAACTATTCAGAAGATTTGCAGACGAAACAACTGCCTTACCCTCATACACCCACGGACAAACACAAAGTTCACTAAACAGAACCGCCACCGGTATTTCTATACTGATGTCTAATGCGAACATAGTTCTCAAGTCAGTAATTAAAAACATCGATGATTATTTAACTAAACCACTTGTAAGATCTTTATACGACTGGAACATGACTTGGAATCCAAACACAGATATTAAGTCAGACATGAGAATAGTTGCCAGAGGATCTACAACCATGGTACAGAAAGAAGTACAGTCACAGAGACTGCTACAGTTCTTATCACTAATCAATAACCCTATGGACGCCCAGATGGTCAAGAGAGATAAGCTCTTGAAAGATGTGGCTAAGTCTTTAGATATTGATCCCGAAGATGTTCTTAAATCTGAAAAGGAGTTAATGGATGAGCAACAACTACAACAAGCTATCGCCGCAAGCCTCCAAGGCGGTCAAGGTATTGAGCAGCCAAATGGAGAAGGAGTGGTCGGTCCTGATGCAAGAAATCAAACAGCTCCGCCGCAAGGAGAGGGACCTATTGGAAACAACGGAGGACTACCGCTTTAGTCAAGGTCGTTGCGACATTCTTAAATTTATTATATCTTTAGACGAAATTGCAGACAAAGTTTTAAATGGGTTGGGAACCCGCAAGGAAACTCCCAACATATATAAATAAATCGACACCCTTACAATAAGGACCGAGGATAAAAAATGACTGAAGAAGTTAAAACTAAAGGCGAGTTAATCGCTGAAAGGCTTGAAAAAGAAGCTGACGAGATGTTAAAGCAGATAGAAGCATCTCAGAAAGGATCCGAATCTGAAGGACAAGGACTTGCAAACCTTGAACCAGAAGCAGAGGACACCCCTGAAGAGATAGAAGAAACTGTTGAGACTTCACCCGAAGAATCTCAGGATACTGAAGAATCGAGTCAAGCTGAAGAAGAGATTCAAACGGAAGTAGAAACTGAACAAGTGGAGGATGAAGAGGAATCTCTATCATCCAAACAGTGGGAGGAACGGTACAAGAATGCTCAGGCACGAATGACCAAAGCCACCCAACATGAGAAAGAGCTTGAGAAAAAGATTTCCGAGTTAACTGACAAGGTTAAAGCAATGGAGTCAATGAGGAGTGAAACCCGCATTGAAAAACAAAAGGAAGAAGTAGATGTAGATCTATCCGAGATAATGAAAGATTATCCTGAGTTAGTGAAGCCCCTTCAGAATTATGTTGATACTGCATTTGCTAAACTAAATCAGAAGTTTGAAAAAACAACTCAGGAATTAACTAAGGCTCAACAAGAGGAATTAGTTCGTGAGCATAAATCTCAGTTAGCTAAAGCCCATCCGGATTATGTCCAGATAGCCAACTCAGAAGATTTTAATCTTTGGCTAGAAAGACAAAGTCCGATATGGAAAGAGGTAGCTGATAAAGGCAACGCTGATGACACTATTGAACTCTTAACTCGTTATAAAACTGCACTTGGTATTAAGACTACTCCGGCGGTTTCCAAAGAAGATTTGGTAGAAAAGGCAAAGCAGAACGCTGAACCAAATTTACCGAAAGCTAGGAAACAAAATATTGGGAGTAGTAAAAAGATTTGGACTGCTGCTGAAATTGGAAAGCTTAACGATAAACAATTTCAAAAGTTTGAAAAGGATATCGATCTAGCCTACAAGGAAGGAAGAGTCAGAATATAATTTTTTTACTGCATATTTGAATTTAAGACATTTAAATAATTAGGAGTAAATAATGGCTTATTCATCAAGTAGTGGAAGTTTTTCTTTCGCAGCTGGAGAACAGCATTTCATTCCAGAAGTCTTTTCCAAAAAGTTACAAGCTAAGTTTTATGCTCAGACAGTTTTGTCCGAGGTAACAACTAACGAGTACGAAGGAGAGATTTCCGGGTTAGGTAACAAAGTAAACATTAGAGCGGTACCAGCAGTAACAGTTGCTGACTACACCGGTTCTTTGTCTTACTCAGATGTGACATCAAGCACAATCGAATTAGATATCAACAAAGCTAAGAGCTACGCTTTTAAAGTTGATGATATTCTAAAGAGACAAGCTGATATTGATTTCATGAACGAAGCAGCTAAAGACGCAGCTCAGAACATGAAAATCGAAATCGAAAAAGATGTCTTCGCTAATGTAGCAGCAGGATCTTCATTGACTGATATCAATGGTGGTACTCCAGCAACTGTTAGCACATCTAATGTTCTAGGCTTTATCCTAGAAGCAGGGCAAACTCTTGACGAGAATAACATTCCTGAAGAGGATAGATTTATGATCATCAACCCAGCTACTGCTTCAATCTTAAAGCAAACAGAGCTAAGACAAGCTTACTTAACTGGTGACTCAGTTTCACCTTTAAGAAATGGCTTCATTGGAATGGTTGACAGATTCAAAATGTATGTGTCAAACAACCTTTCAACTACAGCAGGTGTAACCTCTGGGTTGTTTGGTCATCCAAAAGCTATTGCTTATGCTTCTCAAATGACTAATACTGAAACCGTAAGACTTGAGTCTTCATTCGGTGACGGCGTTAGAGGTTTAGCTGTGTATGGCTACAAAGTAGTTTTACCAACAGCTCTTGGAGAGTTTAAACTAGCTTAATGCTGACTTGGGGGGAGCTCCGGCTCCCCTTTTTTGAAAAGGAAATATAAATGAAAAAAGATAAACTAGTTAAACAAGCCAAAGAAGAATTTGGTGTTGATCTAGACAAAAAACAAAAACTTGCAGACCTAGAGGCTCAGGTAGAAAGTCTTTCTAAGAAAGCCCCGGTTAAAGAAAAGAAAGTTAGCTCAAATTCAAAAGATCCTATTGCTTCTAAATCAGAGTTCGGCAAAATTGTTCGCTGGAACCCAGAGCATAGAGCAGAGTTCTGGACATTTATCTATGACGAAAGACCTTTAACTGAAGAAGAGAAAAAACAACTAGGACTCTAAGATGGCAACCGTTCAGGTCATAGATGTCATCGATAGGGCAGAAGAGATACTTCAAGACACATCTAATGTTAGGTGGTCCCAACAAACCCTACTAGATTATTTAAACGATGCTCAGAGAGAAATAGTTCTATTTAGACCTGACGCAAGCACAACCAACGAGTCCTTCACTCTTGCACAATCAGCAAAGCAGTCACTGCCATCAGGCGGTCTTAGGCTGCTAGATGTTTATAAGAACATCAGCCCGAACACCAACCCGGTAACCATTATTGAAAGAAAGATCTTAGATGATCAGATAGATGACTGGTATTCAAAAACCGGAACTGCTGTTGAGCATTATGTGTATAACCCGGTAGACCCAAAGAACTTTTATGTCTACCCATATCCATCAACCAGCGGAAATACTATAGAGATTATTTATAGCTCGGCACCATCTGAAATAACCATCAGTGATTTTACTTCAGATACTGACACAATTTCCTTGGATGATACCTATGCTAATGCTATCTTAGACTATATGCTTTACAGGGCATATCAGAAAGATTCTGAGTACGCAGGCGACCTGCAAAGATCAGCCTCCTACTACGCTTCTTTCCAAAACGCATTAGGCATTAAAACACAGGCGGATGCAGGATCTCAGCCAAGACCAGCAACCCCAGCACAGGATACATAATAGATGGCGGTCTCAAAGAAAATAGAAACTTTAGTACCAAAGGTCAGAAGGGAGGCACCCAACTGTCCACAGTTTATTATTATCGATGAGCTAAGAAATACATTAATTGATTTTTGTATTAACACAGATATTTATATGCAGGAACTTACCCCGTTTGTGGTGGTAGCAAATGTTAATGAATATACTGCATCTGATTTAGACATCCCGGCAGGAGCTGAGCTTAATCATATCATTGATATATTTAGATCAAGATCAGACAGCTCTGTCACCAGACTATCTCAAAAGAAACTGGTACCGTTAGAGGCAAAAGCACAAATTGGATCTCAGTCTATATTTAGTGTTTATGGAAAAGGTAAGGTTGCCTATTACACACAGAAAGATCAAGAAAACATTTTGGTTGCTCCTACCCCGGAAGCCACAGAAACGCTTTATGCTTTATACAGCCTTAAGCCAACCCAGACATCAACAACCATTCCAAACATTATTGCTAACGAGTATCAAGAAACTTTGGTTCACGGTGCTTTATATAGACTACAGATGATGAAAGATTGTCCTTGGACAGACATACAGGCTGCCGATCTTAATAAAAGAATG